ACCCATTACTCTAAATTGCATCCCTAAAGTTGCAGCTTTGTCACCATTATCTGTTAAAGCAGCACCATGGTCTTTCATTTGCATAGAGATTCTATCCAAATCCTCTGACATATCTCCAAAACCGATTTTTTCAGCTAAACCTCCTAATCCTTTTATTAATTTTCCAGATAGTCCTGTTGCTTTACTTATATTTTTCTGACGTCTAAGAGTTTCATCTAAAGCTTTATTAAAATCGGCTTGATATCCTACTTGTTCTTCTAATGATTTTTCTTTATCATTTAAAAAGGCAAGTAATTCAACAATTTTATTCCTTTCCTCGTCTAAAAGCTTATCGCTTTTTAATTGATTTTCGAGAGATTGTTTTTGTCTTCTTAACCTATTAAATTCTAGATTTACTTTAGTTCGTAAAGCTTTAGTTTCTTTTATTGTTGATTTTGTAAGATCATATTGAATGTCAGATAAATCTTCAGCAAAACCTCTTATTTTTTTAAATGATTTAGTAGCTGCTTTTAATGGATCATCATATCCTCCTAATTCTTTACCAATATCGGCAAATATAGATTTTAAACCATCTAATCCTGATTCCATTTCAAGGATTTCAGCATTAATGCCTTTCATAGAAGTTTCAACTTCTTTTGCAGCAGCTGCAACTGAGCCATATGATTTAGCTAATTCTTTAGCGTCTTTTCCCTTAAAAGGGGAATTTCTATTTAGAGATGCATATTTTTTCTCTAACTTAGCTAATTCTTCGTTTAATTCTTTTATTTGCTTACGAGTTGCCATTTAAGCTATTTTGTTATAAATATTAACAATTTATGCTTTTTTAGCTTTAGTGGTTACAAAATCAGGAACTTTTACTTTAGGTGAAGGTTTTGTAAATTTGTCTATGTATTTTTGCCTTTGTGCATTTGCAGGATCATTTCTTTGGGCTTGTTTAAGTATATCTCTTCCCTTTTCTAAATCATTTGTTGAAGTACCACTGTTCTTTTTATTTACTTCTTCAAAATGATCTGCTATTTTTTTATAGGTAAATTTTCTTAACCATATAGGCATTTCATACACAGTATGCCAGTCATACCCACCATTACCATGAAAAACAATTTCATGAAGTTGGGTAAATAAATTTTGTCTATATTCAGCTGCTTCGTTAGGCGTCAGGGAAAAAAAAGTTGGCACCTATTGGAATGTCAATCTCTTCTATTTCTCCGTTTGGTTTTTCTCGATCGAAGGAGAAATCAACGTCGGGTTGAATTTCTACAATGTAGTCTCGAAGGGCTTTGGCATCCCGTGCCAGGAAATAATTATCAACAAATTCTCTAATGTCCTTTTTATCTGTATTACCATCTACTGATAATATCATATGTTTCATTCTAGTAGACATTTCTGGAGAAACATTTTTGTTTAATTTTTTAAGTCCTCTTAATTCTGCTACTACCTTTTTTTCAATTTTATCTGTCATTAATTGAAATTCAACTAATGTTTCAGAATGAGGTAATTGAAAGGAAAATTTATTTATTCCTTTAGTATATAAAGATTCATCAAATTTTTTATTTTCTAATGATGCTAAATCTACTTCATAATCTTCCCCAGCATAAGAAAATTTATAATTAGAACCATACCCAAGTACTCTAGATGCTACTAATAGTGCATTTTTATCACCAATTATTAATTCATCAATATCAGCCCCTGGTGTTACTACTAATGCTTTTAATAGCTCTTCTACAATTGTTCCCTTATTAATATATGTTTGGTTAGTAATAATATCTTCTTCTCTAGCCGTCATATATTTCATTTCAACTTTTCCTGATGAAAATGGGCTAGTTGAGGGATATACTAATCCCTTAGAAGGTAATTCTACTATTTCAGTTGGGAACTTAAATTTAGGCTGTGGGGTTGCTTGAGGTGCAGGATTTGGCACAGCTTGTTGTGGTGTATTTTGTGGTTGATCCATATAAATTTTATTTATTATAACTTAATTATCAATTATACATATATAATGTAAAAAAAAGCTTGACCGAAGCCAAGCTATTTTTAAAAATATTTTGATATTTTTTAGAAATTCAAGACGCAGTAATCCATTCCTATTGTCATATCAATATTTTGAGCAGTTCCATCTTCATCCCAATTGTAATCTCCAAATGATGCATCTTTAATAAATGCTCCTTTAATAATCCATTCAGAAACTACATCACCTACAGGTCCTAATACATCAATTGTAAGGTCTTTTTTATAAAAATCAGAGTAACCATCTCTACCTGTTACTGATTCGTGATGTAATCTTGTCCATTCCATTACAGCTTGTGCTCCTGAAGGAGTAATTGGGTCAAATAATTGCATTGTAATGTCATTCCATCTTAATTTACCTTTTACTTTTCTGTAAGTATTGATATGATTAAGTACAATTTCATCTTGTGCAAAACCCATTCCACTAATTCCTTTTATAATGTAAGATGGAATACCATCAACATACATAATAAATCTATTAGCTACTTTCGGTTCAAAAGCTGTGAAAAATATTTCGTTTGGGTTTAATACTGCCATTTTATTTCTTTTTTTATTTTATTATAAATATCTAATTTTTAAGTTTTTACGATGGGAATTCAGCTCCTGTTGGTAAAATGTTGAAATCTAAGTATATAAATTCAGCTGTTTTAGTTGGCTGTAAGTATATAGCACCTACCATTTGGTTTCTATCGATCACATCGGGCCCATTATTTGATGCATCCATTACAACTTTAAACGCGTATAAACCTTGTCTTTGTTGTACTGATTCTAAATATGGGTTTACTTGAGCTAAGAATCCATTTCTTGTTGCTGCTGTATTTTGTTCAAATACTAAGTTATCTGCAATTTGTGAAATGTAAGACTTAAGTTCAATTAATAATCTTCTAACATTTACTCTATCTAAAGCTGATGCTTGAGATTGTAATGTTTTTTGTCCAAATACTACAACTCCTCTTCCTGGGAATGTTGCTATTGGGTTTACTTTTCCAGTATATAAATCGTCTCTATTAGTTTGAGTTAATTTTCTTTCAGCTTGAACAACCGTACTTAAACCACCTCTATTAATACCCGCCGGAGCGAACCATGCTTCAGCTGACTTGTCGTTAAACGCATATACTCCAGGCATTAACGTTGAAGCTGGTACCCATACTAATTGTCTAGAATCTGGGTCTGCTAATTGTAACCATGGCCAATATGAAGCTGCATATGAATTATCTACACTTGCTGCTGTTCCAGTAGATGCTGTTACTGTTGATCCATAATTTTCTAAATCTAAAATGAATATTGCATCTCCTCTACCTTGTACGTTTTGAATACCTACATTTAATGGTGTAGCATGAGTTCCATTTGAATAAATTAATCCAGGTGCTGATAATATGTTATATCTGTAATCATCTTTGTTAGCTAGTAAATTAAATGCATCTGTGTAATCTGCTATAGAAGTTGAATCTATACCTTGAGAATCTGAGTTATTTATATCTTGGTAATAATTTTGATTTGCTGCTACAATTGCTCCATCTGCATTCCCAAATGTACCACTTGCTGCCGATGGAATAGATCCTGTATATTCAGCTTTTGCAATACCATCATTATCAAAATAATCTGGTGTTTTTAAATTAACTGATTTTACTCTTACAAATCTTGAAGCATTTCTAAAAGATCCTGTTGTTTGAATATAAGGATCTGATGTTCCAGCTCCTATTAAATTTTCTGTAAAATCTCCAATTATTCTAGCTACATAGTTAGATTGTTTTGGATCTAATGAAACATTAGGGAATATTTCTAATATAGATTTTGATTTTGAATTATCATTACCTTGTCTAACAATTACACTAAATGTACCAGATCCAGTATTTGGAGCTTGTATTTCCCATCTAATGTTATCTCTAGTTCCATTTGTTAAAGCACCATTAGCTCCTTCTGTTCCTGAGCTGTTCATTATAGTACCTTGAGAAATAGTTTCTAATGTAAATACGTTTGAGTCTGTTATATCGGCTGCTACTAGTGTAAATACAGCATTTGTTGCTGAACCACCACCTAAATCTGCTGCTACTACTTGTACTTGATCACCTATTACATATCCTGATCCTGCTGTGTCTACTGTAGCTGCTGTAACTTCTGTTAATAAATTAGCTGCTGTTATTGCTACTGTTACTGCAGCTGAATTTTGTACATTCGATGATGTTAATGTTACGATTGCATTACCTGTACCAGCTGCATTTAATGCAGATCCTTGTAATGTTGCTTCTGGAACTGTAATTACAGATCCGTCTACATAATTTTTACCTGCACCTACTGCTAATACACATGATACAATTGCTCCACCTGCATCTGTAGTAAAATCAATAGTACCACCTTCTCCTCCACCAGATACCATACCTGCTGTAATTGTAATTGCTCCTGAAGCTGTTGCTATACCACCGTTTGCATAACCAGCTCCTGTACCTGTTGGGACTGGACCTGCTCCTGCTACAAACATTCCTGTTCCTAATGCTCCTGCTGCAATTGTTATATTTCCAGCTGCATATCCTGATCCAGCTGTTGTTACTGTTACTGGAGAAACAACTGCATTACCTGATACTGTAATTGTTGCTTTACCTGATACTACTGCTCCTTGTGTCAATACAACATCTGTGTAAGTAGCATCTGACATTATAGTAGCTGCTGTTCCTGTTTGAACTTCACCTAATAAATCATCGGCAGTTGTTAATAATTTTCCGTTAGAAGTAGATACAACAATATCTGCTTTTGCTCCAGTACCTGTTCCTGTTACTGTAGCAAGATCTTTGTCATTATAAGCTGCTGCTGCACCACCAGATCCTCCACTTGATAAACTACCTAAAATACTAGCACCTACTGTTAAGGCACCACTTTCAGCTTCTGAAGCTGGTATTAAAGATGAAGAAGCAGGACTAAATGATCCTGAATTTACTCTGGTTACTAATAATGAAGTTCCTCCATTATTAAAATAATTGTATGCTGATACAGAAGTAAAGTAAGTGTAAGTGTCCGATCCACTACTAAAGGTACTACCAAAGTTAGCTAAGTATTCAGAATAACTAGTTACTAATTTTGGAACTCCTTTTTTACCTAATACAGTAGGACCAACAATAGCTGCTCCGGCTTGTACTGGTTGTGAAGTAATTTGAGATTGATCGTTTTCTCTTGCTAATACTCCTGGGGAAATTAATGTTTCTGCCATTTTATGTTATTTTTATGATAAATATACTAAATTTCTTCAAAAGTCTAATTACTTGGTAAAAATTCACCTGTTTCTAAAGAAATGCTTCCTTGACCATATTTTTTTTCTAACTTTTCAGCAAGTACTATTTCTTTTTGTTGTAATTTTACTAAATTTGACTTCAATTGTTCTTTTTTTATTTGTATGTTTAAATACTGCATTTCTAAAACGCCAGAAACTTCTGTTAGATTTCTAAAAGTATCTTGTAAATCTTTTAATTCAGAAATTTCTTCTTTGGATAAAACTTTTTTTTCGCTCATGTTATTTTCAATTTTTTATTCTATTATACATATTAATTTTTTTGCTAAAATTAAATTGTAGGTGTAATAATTGCCTCAATTTCTGCAAATAATTTCCATTGTATATTATATCCTGCTTGTCCATTTACTCCTACCTCTACTGTAGTACTACCTGCTCCTAAAGACAAATTAAGAACAACAGTAGTAAAACTACCTAAAATTGATGTTACAGTGTTTTCTCCAATTTCTGTAAATTGTGTTCCACTCCAATAGCAAAGTTGCTCAGCATTAAAATACGCTTGATGTGTTGTTTCATTGCTACCATTATTAAACCCTAATACACTATATTTAAATCTATATAATCCAGGAGCTGTAGTGTTTGGATCCCAATTCCATAAAGGTATTGCTGAGTTCCCAGCTGTTGTTCCTCCATTTGATTCAAATAACATTCTAACATGGTTTTGTGAATCCCCATATTTGTAAGTACATCTAAGATCATCAGCTACTACAGAAGGTTGATTTAAAATTTGTAATGATTCACTAACTATTAAATCTCCTGATGAAGAAATTCTTAATCTGTTTTGTCCACCTTGTCTGAAGCTTAAACTTGCACCAGCATCTGTATTATAATTACCAACAATAGTATCACCTGATTTGTAAAATCTTAAAGATTCATGAAATAAAGAAGATGAAGGGTTGTTTGAACCAGGAGCACCTGATGGTGGTCCTATTACTATTCTAGGTGTTGTTGCTTGACTTCCAGATACTCTTAATAATCCATTTACACCAACATCATTACCTTCTATATGTACTTGACCTCCACTATCAATAATTACTTCATTAGTAGCCCCACCAATTTTTAAATAAGAACCATCAGCTACACTTCCAAAATAAGTATAGTCTCCTGCTGATCCACTTATTATATTATTTCCTGTTGAATCAGCAAAGAAGTCAGTTCCATTATTAAATTGGAATTTATTTGATTTTACATTTGAAGTTGAAATTATATCAAAGCTTGTATTAAAATTAGCACTTGCAGAGTAATCTGAAGTATTAGCTCCACTCATATCTATATTTCCTAATTTTACATAAGAGCCTGTACTTGAAGTAACAACATTTTCAGCGTGTGAAGCTGTACCATGAATGTTTACACCAGCTGCACTAGCTGATATTATTCCTCCCTTAATTTCACTACCACTAACTGTTCCTAACGCTTGTAATGATCCAGCTGGTAAAGGAGTTGTTATTGCTTCCATACTTGCTCCTAATCCAATACCTACTTTAGTAGCTGCCGTCATTAAAGTGTAACTATCAGTATCTTTAGTTATAATAACTGGGAATTTAACAGCTGAGTTTTGGTCTTGTATTATCATAAATGAATCACCTGATGATCCATAAGCTCCAACGTCATATGTTACATCTGCATTTTGAAATCTTATTCTAGCTGAGTCTGTACCTCCTGGGGCTTCAAGTAAAGCAATAGGATCATTAGCTACTGATGTATCTTTAATATGTAACATTGTTGGGGCAGTAGGAGCCGCAACTCCTAAACCTAATGAACTAAATTGTCCAGAAAATTCATTAATTAAAGAACCTGTCATTAACAATGAACCTGTTAAGTTAAGAGAACCAGATATAGTAATATCATATCCTATACCTCCAACGGGTTGACCAGTAAAAGCATTTACAAATTGTGTTATTTGATCTGCTTCAACTATTTGTCCTGTTACTATTCCAGTTGATGTTAAATTTTGATGAGCCATTTTATAATTTTATTATAAATATTATATTTTTTTTAATTATTCAGCACTTACTGAAAAAATCCCCCATTCCCCTGGGTCGTAGCTTGCTCCAAACTTTAAAGTAGCCTCTACTCCTGAAGACCATGTAACAGTCATTTCATCAGGAGTACTTTCATTTAAAACGACAGGATATGTAACTCCAGTTTCACGTCCATCGACTACTTGTTTAAGTAGTGGATCATCTGTATTATTATTATAAAAAAATTTATCACTATCACCTTGTGATAAGGTGACATATTTTACTGTTTTTCCTGTTAAATCTGAATATAAACTCATAATTTTTTATTTTAAGATGTGTATAATTGATGGCTTCCACTGTCAGTAGAATATGCCATTTGTATTCTATGACTTTCAGTTAATTGGGTTCCATTATCAAATCCTTCCCAAAAAGCATAAAAATGTCCTATTTCTCCACTCCAATAAGTACTATCAGTTCCTGGGGAAAATACCAAAACTCCATTATTCATGTATTTACAAGCACCACCCGTTCCACTGCTATACACCAATCCCTGCGATTCCCAACCAAATCCTCTTCCTGTACTTTTCCAAACAAATATTTGGTTATTAAAGTCTGATACTGTTGTTCCACTTTGTTGCATTCTAAGTACTACAAAATTCCATTCGTTAGCATTTAAAGCAAATCTAGTAACCCAAGTTGTTCTATCTGTTGATGCAGTACCTGTTCCATCTCCTCTTTGTATTCTCATAGTTAAATTAGCATTTACTGCAAATTGAATTCCAGAGTAGGGATTCCATGCTGAGTTACCAATATTAGTATTAGGCATATTACTACACCATGCTACTGTTGTACCTTCTATTTCTTCTGGAGGTTTTATCCAAAAAGCATAAACTGCACAATTATTTCCATAAGTTGATGTATTATTACTAGGGATTTTATATGAACCTGATCCAGCAGGAATTATGTCTCCATTTAGACATCTATAATCAACATAAAAATAATTAGATGAAGCACCTGATGTTTTTATTGTACTACCAAAAGATTGACCTGAAATAGTTCCTGCATAATTAATTGGTAATCCCATACTAGTGCTTCCTGATCTTTCTGGTACTGTATTAGCGATATTTGATGTTTGGAAATTTGTTGTATCTACTATTTTTTGAACATTATCTCTATACTGTTCTGCTTTTGTATCTGCCCAACCTGTTGGAACAAATTTAAACATCATTGTAGGAAAACCATATGATGGAGAACTACCTACCATATTATTTGCATATGAAGCTGTAAATATAGATAAAGTACCAAGTGAATAATTTGATTGACTAGGTCCTTGACCTCCTTGTGGGCCCGTACCATTACCAGTTAAACTTTCACCTGACATATTTCCGTTATTATAAGCTATAACATAAGTAAGTGAATTAGCTGCAATTGCTGAGCTTGTAAAAGGAGGGAGATTTTGAGAAATACTACTTAAAGATTTATTTCCTGCATTAAAACCACTAACAGATGCAGATGGTTTGTAACATTTATCATGTATGTCATCTATACCTGTTGACATGTTATTTATCTTTTAACTTGTTTTCTAATGTATTTACTTTTTCATTTAATTCTTTAACAGCTTCAATTAATACAGCTACTAACTTATCATATTTAACTGCTTTGTATCCACTTTCTCTAGTATCTACTAGATCTGGGAATACAGCTTCAACATCTTGTGCTATAACACCTACGTCTGTTCCTTCATGAGCATGAATTTCTTTATTTTTATTTTCATCGAATTCTAACCATTCGAAAGTAACACCATTTAACATACTTACTTTTTCTAAAGCATTTGGTATGTTTAGTATATTTGTTTTTAATCTTCTATCTGATGAGTAGAATGCAATAACATCATTAGTTGCTCTAATTAATCCATTAGTAGTTGTAGCTGTAGTACCACCAACAATTAATCCACCATTATTAAATATAACTTGGTTACTTCTGAAAGATTGTCTTACTGTATTTGAATAATAGTTACTTATATCTCCATCATCCCAAGTAGTTCTTGCTGTAGCACTCGTCAAACCACTACCATATCCAAATACTGATACAGCTAAATCATTACCTGAATCTCCTAAGTAATTACCATCACCACTAATAACTAAACCATTAGTACCACCAACTTTTATTTCATTATTGCTGTTATTAATTAATATATTTGCAGCTCTATTAATTACAGTACTACTTTGGTAACTTAAAGATTCTTTTTCACCTGCTGGTTGTGTTTGGAATGTTACACCTGCAGAAGCACCTGGAATATTAACATTAGCATAACCAGCAGCTGCAGCCGTAGCTGTTACACCTGTTCCTTGAAAGTTTATTTGTGTAACTGTTCCTGTACCAAGAACAGTTCCTTCATCTGATATTACAAATGCAGCTGATATACCACTTGATCCTGATGTACCTGATGATCCTGATGTACCTGATAATCCTGATGTACCTGATGCACCTGATGTACCTGATGAACCTGCAGTACCTGAAGTACCTGAACCACCTGACGAACCTGCTGTACCTGTGGTACCTGAATTACCAGATGAACCTGCTGTACCTGTGGTACCTGAATTACCAGATGAACCTGCAGTACCTGTGGTACCTGAGTTACCTGATGAACCTGCTGTACCTGTGGTACCTGAATTACCTGATGAACCTGCAGTACCTGTAGTACCTGAGTTACCTGATGAACCTGCTGTACCTGTAGTACCTGATGTACCTGATGAACCTGAAGTACCTGAATTACCAGATGAACCTGCAGTACCTGTGG